ATTAATCTACCTTCATCTTTACGAAGTAAAGTATAATTAGCGGTTTTATTTACAGAAGGTCTAACGTCAACAGACATACCACCAACGGTAGAACCGTCACCATAGAATAGATAACCTACATCTGCGTCTTTGTATAAATGTTGAGTATGTGGAGTAACTGCGAGCCTTTCGCTCTCAGTAGTTAGGAAAATGTTTTTATTGTCTGTTAATTTTTCTACCATACCTTACGCCCCCTGCTTTTAGTGAACACCGCGTGTCCTATTAAACTTATGCGCTCTCCCACGAAGGCACACCACCTACTAATTTTAAGACCTTTCCATTATCGCCCGGATTTAATACGGATATTGTACCATTACCATTACCATAAAGTATTGCGCCAACGGGTATTGTTTGTAATCCTGTACCACCATGATAAACGGGAGTATTACTAATAGCACCTATGGTTTCATAAACACCATCGGTTATTTGTCTAAAGTTCCAATCTCCTCTAATAGTAGGTCTTTTTACACATTTTATAGATGCTGCTTTGTTATCTGTTCCAACTTCTCCATAAATCCTACCACCATCTTTTATTACTAACTCATTACATTCTACTGTAAGCCCTTGAGGAATTGCCCAATAATTATCTATAACATCGTTTGGTTCAATTTGTAATTTGTGATATTGAACATAAAAGTTTTTGTTTGTATTATTACCAAAAGTTGCAGATGCTCCTCCCGTAACAGGAAAAGTAATTGCTCCAAAAGATGACGATTTAAGCGTCTTAAATCTTGCGGTAGTATGACCGAACCTAAAGTATTCACCAATACCCGACAAAGTACCTTCAAACAAGAACTCTTTGGTATAATCGTATATATCATAGTCACTAGAAGAAACATTAGCACCGTCAAAGTCTATCATATCAACAGAACCATAAGAATTGAACTCAGTTCGTGAAGCATCTGAATATATTTTCTTTGCTTTCATAGTTCCAGTATATACAAGTTTTGGATAAACACCATCTATCATAGAGAAAGTTTGTGAACCAAAATTAAAAGTGGTAGTATCTCTACCCTCATTCCACACACTTGTATTTGCGGTAAAACTAACTAAGGCTAGTGTGTAGGCTTCACCCGCTCCATCGTATGTAACAATAGAAGGGCTGCCTGTAAAGTTTACTGTGGTTGCACCTGCAAACTTAAGACAGTCTGCTCTATTTATTACTAAAGCACCGCCTATATTTATTACTACTGTATTAACAGTCTGTAATTTTCCGATAAAATTAGATGCAATAGTAATATTACCTAATGTTAGAGTAAGACCATCTATAACACAATTAACCCCACTAGTACCGTCAGAAGTATTATCAAAAGTAATATTATCTCCCGATGCCGGAATACCGTTAGGTGTCCAATTGTCGGCATGGTTATATTGGTCGCTATAACTTCCATCCCATGTTTTATTACCCATCTATCTCACCTCTATTTGGAAGAGAGAGAGCCTGATAATTCGCCACTTGTTGTTCCACTAGTTTTGGCTGCTGTGGCTTTTGTATAAAAAGCCGTGCCACCCTTCTCTTCTATTGCACTTAATAGTGCTTTCGCTTGCCTTTCAAATGAGGCTAATTGTTGATTATAACGTATATCCGATGTACCCATTTCTTTTTCAGGTACAACAGAAGGTATAGTGTCTATGAGAACTCTTAAACAATCAACACAAACCATAAATTTAATTGCTGATTCTATATGTGCTGTGAGTGGTGCGTTGGTAGTGGTTACTCCTACATAGGTTGCCTTTCGTACTTTCTTTTGTACTTCGGGAATCCTTATGTTGAGGTACTCTACAACAGTAGCACCGTTAAGACCTCTAGGTCTATTGAGTAAATCCCTTATTTGTCTTACTGATATATTAGTGTCGAGTACTGTTGCTTCTTCATCAACAACTAATTCTCCTGCATCAAATGACATTTATATCCCCTACTCATAGTTCGTTGGTACGTCTATGAATACGGTGTTAGAACTTGAGGGTGCGTCTGAGCGACCAATTATTAATACTCTTTGAGTAGCAATAATTCTATCAGTCATTTCGCTTGGAGGTAGCCAGTATAACGCTTTCCTTGGTGAGTTTAATAACTCTAGAGGATGTCCGACATATCTACTACCTGCATTTCTATGAACCCTAACTAAATAACCGTTACCGGCTTTCCAGTGTTTAAGTCTATGTTCCATTTCCTTAACGTCTGCTGATTCAGGTATTAATATACCTGCATCTTTTAGTTTAGTAACAAGAGAGGCCTTAGATGGCTGCTTTACTTTTGCAGCCACCTTTGGCTTTTTTGTTTGTTTTTTAACAGTCTTTGGTTTCTTTTCAGTCATCAAAAATCACGCCCGTATTTAAGCACGGACTCCGGTGAGTTTAAGAATCCTTTTGTTCTTACCTGCTGATGCGCCATCTTGGTGTTCGTGAATAACGCTTCCCATGTAAGAAGTAAGTAGCCAATCATATCCAACGCCCGGAAGACGAGTCAATTCTGTCTCTGTAAATCCTGCTCCGTTGTATGTGAAGAACTCTGCTGTGTCTGCACCCGGAATTAGCATTAATGCGTCGTTACCGATTGCTCCTGTTGAACCATAGTCTCTTGTGTATTTGATAGTCATACTTGCGATTCTAGCCAAATGGTCTCCCAAAGACTCAACCACGTTTCCGTATAGTGTTGTGTTTAGGATTGCACTTCTCTTGTCAGCAGGTAATACTAATGCTAGTTGTTCGTTTCCACTAACTCTAGCGTCTGCGAAGATGTTATCCATACACTTTAGTATGTCTCCTTCTTCGTCTGCACTTGCGTGTCCCATAACTTGTGCTGATGCAACGGCTGTGCCGCCTGCTCCTGCTACAAGTTCAGTTAGGATGTGATTGTCGATTGTGTCAGCCCTTGCTCTTACGATAGCAAGTTGTTGACGGTCAATGTTCTCGAAAGATTCACCACGTAGACGTACTGCATCTAAGAAAGTAACACGGCCTTGACCCTTTTCGAGTTTGGTTGTGTAATTTGCTGTTCCTAGATTGGTTGGGTCTGTTAGTGCTACATCATCTAATGGGTAACTGAAAGAGCCTACTACTCCTGTGTACCATTTAAATTCTAACCAAGGTACGTTACGCACACCGACTAAATCAGTTGCGATAGCGATTGTGGTTGATTGTAGTTGGATAAAATCTCTTAGAGTTTGCTCTAATACCGCATCTCCTACTGAGAACGGGCCGACTGCTGCTGTTGGGTTTAATATTTCTTCTAATGTATCGTTCATATTATTCATCTCCTATATTATATCATTCTGATTCTAACAAGAAACAGGAATGTAATCTCCTGCTGCTATTGCAGTCTCTCCACCGAAGTAGTAACCTACTAGGGTTGCGCTGTTTGATGCATCATCATCAACTGTACCGTTTGCGACACTAGTTTGTGATAGATAGATAGGTAGTCCAAATTTAGGTGCAGAAATTGCTGCTCCTGCCTTAAGGTAGCAAATACCGTCTAATGGTAAAATTGCTACTGTTCCTGTTCCTGCCGCTTCTAATGCTGAATCTGCATCTCTGCTTGATTCTGCCAATGTGTAACCGATTGCTGTATCGTCTACGGATGCTGTCATTAGAATACCATCTGCATGATATTTAACTACTAATCCTTTGCTTGCGAAAGTTTCTTGTATGTCTACTACGTGTACTGGGTCGTTTCCTGAATATGCTACCATTTTAGTTCATCTCCTTAATGTCATTGTACGAAGGTGCAGACATATTTGTTTTTTCTGCCCCTGCGAGTGTTTTGTTCCATGTGTTTGCCCAAAGGTTAAATGCCTTTGCATAAACTGCTTCGTCGTTAGAAACTATTTTACCATTTAAGTAGTTTGCTACTTTAGGTGCTTCTGACGCTTCTACTACTGCTTCAATAGGCTTTACCTCTGATGCAATAGGTGTCATCTCAACTGGTGAAGGAGCAGGGTGTGCTTCTTCCCATGATGCGATAAGTGTTTCAAGAGTTGGTGTTGAAAGGTCATCGTGACCTGACATACCTAGTTCAGACGCTTTAGTTACTAAAGATGTCCTTACTTCTTCTTCTCTTGAGGCCACTTCAGCCTCGAACTCTGCAACTCGGCTGTTAGCAAGAACTAACTCAGCCTGAATTGCTTCAATTTGTGCTTCGTAATTTATTTCAGTATCTTCTGTATCTGTCATAGTAATCACCGTTGGTTGAATATCCTCAGCCGTTGAATGTCCTATAAAGGTTGGCTCGCTTGCAATCATTTCTTCAACAACTTCAATTTTTTGTATTGACTCTACGTTTGCCCTATCATATGCCGGCTTAACAACTAATGCTAAGTGGTCGAATGTAAAATCTTCACCGAATACTAGTCCGTTTTCGTCTGCTTGTACAGGAACACCTGAGCCTCCTATACTAACTCCGTAGCCTTCTTCCTTCCATATACCGGATGCAAGACTAGGGAATAAATCTACTTCTGTTACGTGAGCAACATAGCGAACCTCATATCCTGTTTCCGTCTTAAAGAAAGTAGCGCCTACTATTCTTCCTACGTTTGATTCTTCGATACCATCTTCATTTCTTGTGAAACCTACGCCATTTTCGTTTGCTTCGGGATGGAATAGCGTTAAATCTGAATCTTGCATCTGTTGTGCAACACTTCTTGCACCTTCTTCTGTCAAAGACCAACTATTTTTATTCATTCCCTCATGGAATGCTATTCCTCTAATTTCATATACTGTCTTTCCGGTTTCAGCAATAAGTTTTGCCTCAACATCTCCTAAACTTAACTCTAAAGTAACTGCTACCTTTTGACAAACGCCTGCAACTAATTCTTCGCCAACAGCACAAGTGTCGTCACACTCAGATGCCTTTTTCTTTTCATCATCGTGATAAGAAGCATCTTCTTTGAAAGTATGGCCTTCGTGAGCCAACATACATTGTTCTTTTGTATATCCTGCTTCTTGACATCGTGTCATGTATTCATCGTGCGATTCTGTATCATTAGGTGTAGGTTCTGCCGCTTCGACCTCATCAGCCTTACTTTTAATAGGAATACAGTTAGGTACTTTACGGCCATTTTTCATTTTCATACCGTATTGTTCGTAACCTTCTGTGCAAGGGTCGTCTGCGTCTTTTGCTTCTACGTTATCACAATTACATTCTGATGCGCTTGCATCGTGAGAATCATTTTTATCAAACCACATTTGGAACTCTTCTTCGTTAGGCCCGGGAAAATACATAGGTGTTCCGTCAGCCATTTGGTCGCTGTGTATTTCACCATTAAATCCTATTTCCATTGATTTTTGTCTTGCTCCTTCGGGTGTTGAGAATATGTAATCTTCCATACCTGCTTCGACCTTTTTACCACCACGCCATTGTCTGCAAGACCAATAACGTGCCTTCCATTTTGGGCCGGGGCTTTGACAATTATGCCTAGACCTAAACGCTTTTCTTCTAGCGGGGTCATCTCTTTTGATTTCCATGTTGGGGTCGCCGAATCTTACGATAACTACATTACCGCTACCATTTTTAGTATAAACTCCGAACTTTTTAGAAGCGCCTTTTGTACGAAAAGGTTTATTGAGAGTAACTTGGCGACCTTGATACTCGGCAGCCGTAACATCTTCTTCATTACCCCATTCTTCGTATGCTACTACTTCGCCACCACAACCGCATCCGCACGACATAAGTTCACCATTTTATCTGTGTCTTATCAATGTAATTCAAACTACTACACCAAGAATTTTTAGTATCTTTAGATATAGACCTTCTGCATCCATTAACTTATTCTTCCTTGCATTCCCAACAGTTACCTAAAGTGCAAAAAGAGCAGAATAGTGATAAACTCATTTCTTCTCCACCTTTGGTTTTTCTGCTGTGATTTGATATGCTTCCATGTCTAATGCGTGTTGTTTTTGCATTCTCTCCATTTCCAAATCATGCTTCATTTTAAATTCCTCTAATAACCTAACGTGATTTTTTTCAGCAATTGTTGCTGCTACGTCAGCATTAAGCCTATCAGGTAATACTGCAATTTTAGCACTTTCTTTACCTTTAAACAAATCTAGTACGTTTGTAATTATAAGAAGTGCCGGCCCTCCAAGAAGACCTATAACTGTTAATTGTGAGTCTGATATATCTCTTTGTTCGACTACGCTGTAATATGATGCTGATGCTGCTATTATTACCCAAGCCATAACCACACCTGTACCAAACATTAGCATAAGTGTTTCGTTGGGGTTAGTCATTTTTACTTGAGACATGGTATCTCCACTACCCTTGCGTCTTATTAATACTTTTGTGGAAAATGCTCTAATGTACCACCCTAAACCAAAAAGAACTACCATACTAACTACGAATATCTCAGTCCACAAGGTCGCTTGCACCATCCTGTGAATTTTCTCTAGGTAAATCCCCTACTTGTTTTGGCGCTTCGAGAACTTTTCTTTCATCTCCTTCTTTGCCTGCACTTGGTAAGTTAAGTAAATCTAGAGATTGGTTTAGTGTCATAAGTCCCGCGTTGTAACCCATAACTGTTCTTTGCATGATGTTTAGTGGTGTTTCACTATCCATAGCCTCAAACTTAATTGTCGGTAGGTCTTGTTTTCGGTAAGGGATATTTAATAGGTCTAAATGAGTCATAAATATACTAGCAGCCGATTCACTTAGTATTCTATGCATACGGCTTATTGCTTGAACAGCCCAAAGATTTGCGTTGAATGTAGCAGCGAAGGTAGAACCTTTTTCCTGACCTGCGGCTACTCTCGGAACTTGAAGAACTGCTGCGATATCAGCATTTATAGTATCTAAGAAACCTGTGTTATTTGGTAAACTGTTACCCACATCAACGTGATGTAATT